TTACTGATTCTGCTGACGCCACTCTTTTACCATATCCTTCGTGACCTCCTTTTTGTAGCAGATGGGTGAATAGCCTCCCGCTTTGCTCCAGGCGCTGCGGCGGCCACACGAACTGCCGTTCCGCGCCGTATTGAATGGACAGGCACAGGTGCCGGGATAGGACGCTACAGAGTCGTCGATAATTTTTTGCTTAACCTGGTCATCAGTTAACTGATTCGATTTGGCGATAGCCATATCTGAAACAAAGACGAAAGCGGCAGCGAGTATGGAAACAGCGAATAACTTGATGCTCATTTGGCTCTCTCCGAGCGGTAGGTGAACATCCAAGGTATGCGTTGAAACATTGGTCAATATTGATCTTTCGCAAATGCACGTTGTGCCCTGTTAAAAAAGGTAGGTCAACGTTGAGCCTTAGATCGTCACTCAAGAAAGCATTTAAAACAGGAGATAGCAGTGAGAAAAGACTTATCACCATAAATCCCATAGTTAATCGCCTAGCCCTACATGTACTCTAGGGATGATACTAAAGGTGGGGAAATCCCACCTTTAGCCAACAACATAGTAACTAACGGTTACCCTGTTCGCCTGGAAGGTTCCCTCTTACATCCGGAATATTCCCGCATGTACGGGCCCGGAAAATTTAATACGCTCGATCGCCACTATAGTATGCAGCGCCAACCGCGACGCACGTTTGCCAATCAGAGCAATCCAAATCTGTATCAAACAGTATAAATTTAACACACATCTTTTTTGGATGACCCTGGTAAGTATTTCAACTTAAGACTATCGCCAGCGCGGTTCCTTCTGCCGTCGGTATTTCCCAGATTTCCAAAGTATTCCAAAATTTATGACCACTAGCACCGCACACCAAAAGCGAGGATGGATGGAGAAAACAGTCAGTAATACGAAACCTCACCCGTATAACAGTGTTATACAGTGGTATACTGTATAGACCGAAAACACTGATATGGCGGCCCCTCATGAGCAAATCCAATCTGGTAGCATTCCGCGTTCCGGCTGAATTGCATGGCGCATTTAATCAGGCTGTAGCGGCGGCGGGCGGTGACAAAACAGCGTGGTTGCTCGATGCCCTGCGCAGCAAACTGAACCAGCCGGAGAGCAACCCACAGCTGCGCATGCTTGAGCTGGTGGAGCGAATGGAAGTAGCAGCTGCCGCGCTGGCCGGTGGCAAGCAGGGAATACCGCCGACTCTGTACAATGAAGCGGCTGTTATCGGGATTGTTGCTGACACTATCAGGGAAGGGTTCGACAACGGCCGCATTATCGCTGAACGGCTCAATGAGGCCGGTTATCAGACTAAAGCGGGCAAGGCGTGGGATAAGGACATTTACAGTGCCTGGAAGCGTCAGGGGCGCAACGCTGAGAAGCTCTCAGCGGCGCTACGATAGGGACTCTGGTTTATCTGCGCGGCGCGGCGGGCTTCTTCCACTGATAGGCTTGTGCGCTCATCCTGCGGCGGTGGCGCTCTTTAGCCTGCAGCACCTGCGCCACGCCGTTGCGAATGGTGTAAAGAGTGTGGCTGTCCACTCCTTCATCGTTCTGCCGGGCTATCTCGATCAACGTTAATTCAAGCTTTTGACGGTCTAACATGGAAGCGCTCCTGCTCATGGCTTGTAACAGGCTGATTTTATTTAATTCCTGCTCAGAGCCGGAATTAACCTTGCTCTAATCGTGCTGTGCTCATGGGAAAGGCATTAGGGTAATATTAGTGCGCTCATGGGGTAGCCTTTTTCGATGCCCGTTCAAATGACCGAATTGACGCCTCCGCTTTGCGTATCACCCGAGCAAACCCTTTAGCGTCCCTCGGTTCTTTCAACCGCCAGTAAGCTGATTCAGTCTTTAGCAGGCGAGAGCGCTTTTTCTCGAAGGTTTCCCATCGCATGCCGGCAGGCTTCGGAAACTTTAGCGGGCTATTTAACAGGCTGCCCGCGGGCGGGTACTCATCCCCCCAAATATTATGTCTCTGCTTCCACACGCTGCGCCGTAAGCGAGCGATCTCATCTTCACTCTGGCTGGCATAGTGAAGGCTCCAGCACTTGCGACACCCTACATCCTTCCGGCCAATGAATAATTTCGCAGCCCGGCCACCACAATGCGGGCAAATGTACCATCGCCGGTAGCCAAAACCTGCCCGGGTGATCGTGATGCCAATAACCCGCGTTACCCCGTTGATTGTCGCGCTGTATCCACCAGAGGCCAGAGAGAAGCACACCCTTCCGCTCTCGGTATCACAAAAAATGTGTGTTTTCGGGCTCGAATCCACCAGCTTTCTTTGCATATCTGCCAGAAACTGGAGGTTAATCCGTGGTAGCGCAGAGGTGTAAACCCGCGTCAGCTCTCTCATTGGCTCAGATCTCCGCTAAAAAAAAAGCCGAAAATGAATACGAAATAATATGAGTTCCGCAACATTAACAATTCTTAACCACTCATGGGGTAAGCGGTTTCTGTGCATATATCGGTTTCGTTTTCTGCGCAATCATGGTTTTGATAACTCCCGCAGGAAAGCAGCATCCATCTGCGGTTTTGCATCAGCAACGCCATACTGCAAAAACTCTTTCCTGGCCCTGGGGAGGGTGAATTTCTGCGGGATGTTCGGATCTGCTACATAGATTGCGTAATTTGCTGAATATCCGATGCGTCCAGTGATGCGCGTCCCGTTAGTGATGACCTCTTTAAACTGCGAGTTAATCAGCGTGCTGGTATCAACTGGCGTATAGATTGCGGCTACGAGTCCGGCCTCATGCAAAGCGGCTGTCATTGCGCGAGGTAAGCGCCGCCCAGTAATGTCCCTCACCAGCGCATTCATGTTGCTCCGGATGTTGTTCATGCCCCTGCCTTTAATACCCATTTTTCACCTCTTATCTCTACCAGGTACGCGCAGCAAAAAGCTCCATTCTGCTGCGTACCTTTCTGCGTACTGCGTACCATCAGCGCGAACTTTACTGCGTATTGTCACCCTGGCTGGTGGCCTGCCGCTTTCTCTCCAGCCAGCGGCGGAATCCCTCTAATTGCCGGGCCTTACCCTCTGGCGTCTTTGCGCCGGTGCTCATGCCACCGTGTAACTTGCAGCGCCCAGAAGCGTAGAGCGCCGTCATTTTGCACGGTGTCCCTTTCCTCGTCGTCGCTCCGCACGTCATATCCCTGCAGGCGTCCGGGAAAGGTGTTCCGCCGCCGATATCATCAGCCCACGCACGGTATAGTTTTCGCTTTTCGTCGTTAGTCACGGGATCGCCTTTCGATGTCAACTTTTGTCACCCTCTCATGGGGTAGGGCGCACATTGAGTAACGCCCATGAGCCACGGTTAGAATGAGCCATTAGCCCGGCGCCTAAGCCCGTAGAGGCTTTCCATTCCTGATGACATTGGCCCCCCGCGATCCATATCCTCAAGGAACCCGGAGACTGTGACAACATCGCCCTGCTGGACTGCCTCAACACCAGTGATGTTGTGCTGGTTGCCGTTGGTCTGATCTATCAGCTGGATATTTACCTGTATCGACCGTTTAGAGCTATCTCCCGATTGACTGGATGATGCTGATGAAGCAGGTAGATATTCCTTACCTGTAGACGCCTTCTGGATCGTCGGAGAACTGCCGGTAACATCCTTATTGCTGAATACCCGGCCTCGGTCACCAGGAATCATAATTAACCCGTTTTTGGTCTGCAGGAGTTCAGGCATATTCCCTTCGCCAACCTGGTACGCCCCACCAGCACCTACCGTCCCGCCATTTTTGCGCTTGCCAGCTAGGGCGGCGCCGATGGCGAACGCAGCTACCATGCCGGCAATTCCGGCAATGGCAGCCCCACCGAATGTGGCGATAGAGGCTGCGGCTGCTGCAGGAGCCCACGCAGCAGCGGTTTGCGCACCGGCCTGCTGTGATGAGCTAGATGTCATCTTATCGGCAATCATCGCCATCGCGGCATTTTTCAGGTACTGGACCCCCACCTCTACCAACGCCTGAACGACACTATTAGCGATCGCGCTCCCCAGATTTCTGAACGCTTCCGAAGCGCTTTGTGTACCATCAATCAGGCCTGTTAACGAGTTTGCAGCCTGACTGGCGAACCCATCGACCGCCGATGCCATCAACTCATTTGTTGTGCTTTGGTTGCGGAATATCTCCCACTGAGCGGCAATCCTCGCCTGCTCATATTGCGTATTGGCTGCGTTCATCAACGCAAGACCGTTAGCAGTGAGCTGCCCCTTTTGGGTTTCAAACTGTTGGATAAGCGCCAGCTCTTGGGCGTGCTGGTTGGCAAGCCGCTGTACCGGGTCAACTTCCCCCTGTGCCTGCTGCTGAGGTGTCACAACCTGCCCGGCTCGAATTTTCGCCAGATTAACCTGGTGCTGCTGCTCTAATTGCTCAGAAGCCTGGTTGTATTGCTTCTGCGAGATGATCAAATTTCCCTGAGCGTCTTTGGCGCCCTTAATCATCTCAAGCTGCGATTTCTGGGCTGTATAGTCCGCGTTCTCTTTAAGCTCTGGTACGGCATTGCGCGCCTTCAATGCTGCCGTAGTATCCCAAACGGCGGCAGCGTAGGTTCTGGCCTGCTGTATCTGATCGGCTGATGCTGATTTACCAAGGGATTGTTCGGCCCGCAGCATCGCTGATTCACGGCTAAGCTCCTGTGTTGAGCCGGCGGCTAACTCTGCCTGCTGCTTCAAATTAGCCAGCTTCTGGGCGATAGACTCTGCTGCTGTAGCACCCGCTATCTGCTGTGACTTGAGATCCTTCTGAGCCTGGGTGTTACGATATGTCGCCGCGGCGTCATTCTCCATTTGCTTCGTGTGTGGGTCGTCTTTCGCAAACCCGGCATCTTCCGCAGCAAACTGAGCCTGAAGCCGTGCGCGAGCCTCCCCCTGAAGCTTGGACAGAGCCAGGCTTCTCTCAGATTGCTGGATTAGATTCTTCTGTCCTGCCGTGAGGTTATCAGTAGCCTTAGATACACTATCGATACTTTGTTTGGCATTCAGGGCGGCAATCCACAAGTCATTAAGAGTGCCAACCAGCCCTGCTACTGCGTCCTGTCCCTCTTTGGTTGAAGTCCTCATGCTTTGAAGGCTGACAATGACCTTCTGTAAGGCTTCTGGCGTTGGGTTGTTGCTCAGGTCTGAAAGTTGTTTAGCTAAATCAAATGCCGCCTGCCGACTAATGCTCAACCGAGAAGAAAGAGATCCAACAGTGGCAGAAAGTGAGCTAACAATACCAGAGGCATGTTGACCTTTACTGTTGGCTTGCTGAATAGCATCCCCCCAATCACCAGCAGTTACCTCAAGCGCCGCAAGCTCATCATTGAACCTTTTAATGCTGGGAGAGGCACCACCCAGCGCGGCAACGGCCCGCTCACCGAGAGTGACGAAAGAGTTGGATGCGTCACTAATTGCTTTTGGAATTTTAGCAATCGCATTGTTGTACTCCAAGAGGGCTTGGTTACGAAGAATTGTTGCTACATCAGCGTTGGTACGTGCCAGCACGGCATATTTATCAGACAGCGCCGCCACCCCCTGGTTGGATATGGTGATCACCTTATCCATCGTTTCGGCAGCATCTTTCAGTGAATCCATGGCGTTTTTTCCGCCATTAAGCGACGTAATAAGCGCGCCAGCGACAACCGAACTGAGGGCAATCACAGCCCCAACTACTGCGCCACCAGCACCAAATGCGCCAGCTAATTGCGATCCCTGCTGGGCAAAAGCAACTAAAGCCGACTGCCCACCTTGCACCTGAATGATAAAATCCTGCACCTGATAACCAGCCTGCTGCACGCTGTTTTTCCAAGTGCCATGACTTTTCGCCCCGGTATCGACGCCAGTCTTCATGTCGTAAAGCCGACCAGTCAATTCGCCAATCTTCTGCTTTTCTTCCTCAGTGGCTTTCGAGCCGGCACGCAACTGCGCCGCTAGCACAGCAGCACTACGGGCGCCATTTTCCTGCGCCTCATCCAGGACGGCCAACTGGTTGCCAAGGCTTTCAAGTATCGCTTCCGCTCTGGTGAATTCCGAACCTACGCCTGCGGTACTCGTCCCGGCATTTTGCATGGCCCTGGTGATCGCGTTCACATTGGTGTTAAGCGATTTTAGAGAGCCATCCATTGAGCGGGCATAGCCAGCAAGTTCATTAAATGAGGTTCCGGCACTCGATGCGGACGAGCTCAAATTATCAAAGGCTTTACTGCCATTTTTCGAATCAGCCGAAAGAGCATCAAGAGTGCTCTGTACCTTGTCCATCCCCTTGAGGAACGGTAAGACATCAGCGTCAATTTCAATGTAATAATTACCAAAACTATTACTCATACGCACCTCAATGTACTGTCGTGGAAGACTGTTTTTTTAAAGCCTTAGTCGTCATGAAGGTGATGACGTAAGCACCATGCTCAGTCAGCCGATACTCCGGGCCATCGAGAGAAATTAAACGCAGTAACATTTGATACGCTTCACGTTCAAATGTCGCCCCGTATTGGTTTTTGGCTGCTGAAACTGAGTTATCCACCAGCCCCGCGGCTAAAAGGTGCGTTTCAACATTGCCGCTGACGCCATCAACGGTAATGACATTATCTCCCGTTTCCCGGCGCAGATCGCGGATGTAGGTTTCAGCGATAGCCTCTGCCAGTCGTTGTAGTTGTTCCATTACGCCTCCATTTGCGTGCTTAAAGCGCGTTCCATCAACTGACGCGCGATAACGTGGATGGTTGGAGCAATTCCCAACGGTGATTTCTTCCGTTCATTTTCCTGCAGCGTGCGGAGTTTCTCGATCTGTTCCAGGCTGAGAAGAACGGGTTTTACGGATGGTGTTGCCATTGCGTACCTCCTGATATTTATACAGTGATTATACTTGCAATTTTATCAACACTCATCACATCTACTGCAAAATATGAAACGATCATTTTATCATCACGATCGATTTTTCTTATCTTCAGACAATAAAAAGCCCCGTCAAAGCGGGGCTCACAATTTAATAGGTATTTTAGAGCGAGCTTTTTTTCGACGCTTCAATTTCTGTTTCGCAGACATTATAGTTATTAAAATTATACTGAAGGAAAATGTACCCTTTATCAGAACTATTTGCTCTAGCCTCGATAGATACAGAACTTAGTTTATTCTTTAGTGGGGCATCTGCTGTCCCTTTCCATTCTGCTGACAAATATCGCTCATGTTTATACAATCCCATCATCCAGTCTCTAGGGTCTTTCCATATTGAACCAGAAAGGAGAAAATCATTTTGCGCTGCTTTACCATAGATAGAAGATAGTGATTCACTGAGCTCTTTAAATTTTGATTTAATAGCAAAGCCATAACTATCTGTATCAATATCTTTTCCAAGAGCTCTTATCTGGCATAGACCTACGGTTGGTGAAATTAACAATCCGTATGCTTCAAAACTGGCATTATTTTTTGGTAAAGAATTAGCAGTATAAAGATTTACATTATTCGCCATTAGCTTAAGTTCTTCTCCGATCATATCTTCAATATTTTTCTTAGATAAACCGACTTCTAAACCAAACGGCCCCTCACCTGCTGGGAGTAACGGCGTGCTGGTGGGATTAGGTACTACTTTATCTGTTTGTTTCTCTGTTGTTACTTCGCTTGCTTGCTCATTAGGTACTTTCACTTCAGCTAAGCCATACGTAGCAGAAAGATATCGTTGCTGGAGCATCGCCCTCGTTTGTTCCTGCGTCGCAATAGCAGACAATTTCAGCGCCTGCAGTAGACCACCGCTATATTGGCTTGCTTCTTTTTTTGCATCAGCAATCTGGTTGTCCAGGTTATCAATTTCTGCTTTTAAAGCCGTAGCTGCTTCAGGGTTTGGTTTTACACTGCTTATTGATACTTCAATTTTAGCCCCCGACTCTATGGCATTAATACGCTGCTCTAACAAAGCCTTGTTTGTTCCCAAGACTTCAAGTCTAGCAACTGTTAGATTTTTGATTAATCCACCAGAATACTGCTCCTGCAACGCTGTCGCCTCGGCTATTTCTTTTTCTGTCTGAGCCAGTTCACTCCGAAGATTACCAACCTCCTGTTTTTGCTCAGGAGTTAGCTCCTTTGGGCCGCATCCAGCCAAGAGACTGGTGGCAATAACACACGCTAAAAGTGCCTTTTTCATATCCCTAATCCCATTACGTTAACCAGGATTAATCCTAACATAGGGCGTATCATGCCACGATAGCCGCCAGTACAAAGAACGACCAGAATATCGCGAGAAACATAGACCTCGTATACATACACAGCATTCAAATAGAGACACCCATGAATGTTAGCCAAAGCTGGCACAAGGACAGGCAGGAAGAATAATGTCTCCTTTCCAAGCTACGATCGTCCCTACTGTGCCGGCCTCATTTGCTGCCTTGTGAAGGCTGCCGAAACCTTCTGCACGGGCTGGTTGGCGTTTAACTATCTCCCGCAATGGCTCCGCGCATAAGCACCTCTCAACGACCATTTTCGAGCGCTATCTGTCCTTATAGGCAGAACACACGACTCCTGCCATACATAGCCAGAACACACCGTTTCTGCCTATAAATAAGATATAGGCATTTTCATGGGGCGGTATGGTTTTACATGTAGCGTTCAAACTGCCACGCAGCGATGGCCACCAGCATGAACAGAACGACGAGGACTACACCCAGCCCCCTGCGTCTCATATAGAATGCCGCTCCTGCAGAGAGACCAATTAACGCCAGTGTGACTGGCCAAGCGGCAATCGCAGTCAGGTAGGCCACAATCAGGTAGTCCTTTATCACGTAGATCTCCTCTCGTTTGTTTTCTTCCCGTTATAGGGTGATCGAAACGCTAATCCATAGAGTGGGGATAACTACCCCACCTTTTTTAGTAGGTATGCTAATGGGAAAAACTGAAGAGTAGCAGAAAAGCGTTGTTCGGTGGGTTGCCACGAAAGCCCTGATAAATACCCAGGTATACCTGTTCCTTTTTCCGATCTAAGATTTCAATGGTTTGGTCGATAAGAAACACTAACTCAATGGAATTGAGACTATTTAACAAACTTTAGTGGAAAACTGACACCGCAGCTAATAAATAAGGTGATAAATGGAAGGAAGAGCGAATTATTTAATTGACCCCATTGAAGAAATAGGTAACGGTGGGTATGGTGTTGTTGAAAAAATAAAGTTATTCAACACATCACATCATCTATGCGGACTTTATGCAAGAAAACTACTAACTTCTGGGAATAGTGATAAGGATGTATATCAAAGATTTATAAGGGAAATAAAAGCTCAATGCGATTGTCTACATAATAATATTGTTCAAATTTTCATAACCAACCTCGAAGCACAGAAACCTTGGTTTATTATGGAGCTAGCAAAGCACAGTCTAGACGATGAAATAAAATCAGGCACAATGACTACAGAAGACAAAATTAAGGTCCTCAAAGATGTTTTAAATGGTTTATTATTTATCCATAATAAAGGTTATTTACATCGGGACATAAAACCACAAAATATATTAAAATTTAACGATGGGACATACAAACTATCAGATTTCGGGTTGGCAAAAAGTATGACACCATCAAAAAGCCAGTTTGTAACAAGAGTTGGTGAATTCTACGGCTCCCCTGAATTTTTTGACTATGGCGTAATGGCACATGGCTACTCTAAACAATCAGACATTTATTCAATTGGAGTGCTTATTGAACATTTAAACATTGACGAAACCGAAAGTATAATAATAAAATGCAAACATAAACAGCTTAACAAACGGTATATAAATGTTGAGCAAGTCATAAGCCAAATTTCTTTGCTTGAGGAAGGATTATAATGACAACTATTTATTCATGTTCATCATTCTCTTTTCCCAAGAGCTTAGATACCATCAGCCAGGATAGCATCCTGCTTCCCAAGAAGCTAGATGGTGGATATATTTTCTCTGTTGCTGATGGAGTTGGTGGATACAATGGAGGAAAAGAAGCATCCAATCTAGCCATCAAAGAAATATCAAAACTACAACATAAAGTAAAACCATCTGATATTGATCGCATTTTTAACTCCATCAAGGACTCGATATCAGCTTTTTCGGAAAACAATGAAGAATATTCATCAGCCGCTACGACACTTACCTTTGGTTATGTTAGTGATGAAGGTTTATTGATAGGCCATTCTGGAGATTGCCGTTTATATATAAAAGAAGGTTCAAAACTTAAGCAGTATACAAAAGATCATACTCAGCACCAGATACTTATTGACAAAGGTCTATTTACAGCTCGACAACTCAGAAAACTTCAAGGGGGAAATGTCCTGACTACCGCAATATCATCAAAAGTTACTCTGGAATTTCAGTCAATATTTATAAAAAAAGAAGACCTACCTATAGAAAATAATTTATTAACAATATACCTTATGTCTGATGGTGCACATTATTACTGGGAAGACCGCCCTAGATTTTCCTTAAATACGCTAAATAACGTCAATCGTTTTTCTGCTAGCTTAATGAGGAGAATAGAGAGTAAAGGTCCACATGATGATTATTCATTAATTGGATTAAATATCCATTTTGAAAATGAGAGCACTATTAGTCCTGATGCTCATTAGAAATCATAGAAATGAGTTGGATTCTGGACTCACTTTTCATATTGCCTGGTGAGCTATTGTTTGCGATGGGCTCTGCGCAGGGCGTCAGTAGCTGTCTCTGCTGCCCTGTTCACCAGTTGTCGGCCAACACTTATAGCCCTGCTGTGCGGTGCCATCCTGCTCCGTCCACTGGTTGAGCTGCATATTGCCCGCCACGCTGACAAGGTCGCCTTTCACATGCCGCGCCAGCGCATCAGCCTGCTTACCAAATGCGAGAACACCCAGCCAGAAAGTAGCCTGCCCGTCCGCTGCGGCATTGCACGGCAGCGATACCGCCAGCCGGGCCATAGCCATGCTCGTACCTTTTCCCGTTGTCCGGGTCTCAGGGTCGGCCACCAGCCGCCCGTATGCTGAAATTTGTGCTGTCATGCTCACCTCTCTCGGCCAGTCTCTGTTTTTTTCTGATAATAAACAGAAATAGTGTTGGTTCAGTTGGTTCACTGCCCGCCAGCCCGCGCCGTTACTGGGTTTTCCTGAACCAACTTCAGCAATTTTGCGTTGGTTCAGCGGGGCATTCTGTTGGTTCACCGCCTGCCAGGGAAAAAACTCTACGCGCAGGCGTTGGTTCAAAACAGGCATTTGTTGGTTCAGTGTTGGTTCAGATTCATAATTAAAATGCTTATAAAACAGTAACCTTTAATTACTGAACCAACTGAACTGACTGAACCAACACCTTTTACTCGTATGTGAGAAATACTATTCCTCTGGCTGGTTGTAGTCCTCCGGCAGGTAGTTGAGGACGTAAACGTTGATCTGCCTCCCCTGGATACGTGGAGACTTGCGCTGATATCCGCGTCCGCTGCTCGGCGGCGTCAGCATTCCCGCTCTTTTCAGTACTTCGGCAAACTGCTTGTGATTAAAGCCCGCGGCGATTTCCTTCTCGAACGTTGCCGGGAACGTATAGAACGATATCGGGCTCTCGTCGTGTTCCCCCTGGCGCCGCCGGTAGCCGGCTAGTTCTTTTATTGGCAGGTCGGCCGGGCTGTAAGGAAACGGCGCAAACCGGCTCAGGCCGTAGGCGTTAAGAAACGCCTCCGTTTGCTCGATGATCTGCTGATGCTCTTTGTTGCCGGTGCCGAACTCCCGCAGCCAGGCGTTATAGCTGTGCTGTACCGCATCCCGGCAGGTCTGTGCATCCCAGCCGGTGATGCCGGCGCTCAGCAGCAACGCCGCCTCCAGAATAGCGAACCTGGCGGCTACGCGATGTACTTGCTCGCCGTAGTCTGCAGGTATCAGGCTGCGCCAGCGGGCCTCACACCCCCGGACAGCTTCTGTAGCCTGCTGCTGGTGGTCGGCCAGCCACTTAATCCACTGCCGCCCAGCGGCGCCGTGGTGGTGCTGGTATGCCTCCTTCAGCGCATCCGCGTGCTGCTTGCCGTTCTGGTGCTCGTGAAAGTGAACCGCCTTACTCAGCGGGATATTCAGCAGCCGCACCAGCTGCCCGGCTTTGGTCCTGCGTCCGGAGCCCGCGATGAAGGTTTCCAAATCCATCTCGCCGGTGCTGATTGCCACGGTGCGCCAGCGCTTTAAGTCCCGGTTGCCGCCCTCCTTCGCACCCTGCAGCTTCCCAACCCCGTTAAAAAGCGCATAGGCAGACTGCGACACGCTTACCGGGTCGGATCCCTGGCCGACCTCATCCAGCGGCATCAGGCCGTCATTGTGTGCGGCGGCTTCGTTCGCCAGCCCCAGCGCCGTGCCGTACCACGTCAGGCGCAGTAAATCCGGGTTGCCATACAGGCTGCTGGCCACGTTCGCCGTGGTGGTCTTGCCCGCGCTCGACTGCTCATAGAAGTGGATCCCGAAGCCATCGGCGCCCGCCAGGCCAATCAGCGGCGCCGCCAGCGCTGCGGCGGTCGCAGTCATCATGGAGTAGTTACCGGCTACCAGGTGCGCCACGCTGCCGCGCCAGTCCTCAGCGGTGCCTTTGACGGTGTAGCCGGCCGCCGCCGAGCTGCGGCCGTTGAACAGCACAGGATGTTCCGGCGTTCCGATAACCTCGCCGTCCGGCATGATGTATGCCCCGCACTGCCAGCCCGTCGCGTGGGCAACGCGCCACAGCTCCCGCGCGCCGCTGCGCTGTAGCCAGTCGGCCAGGATCGCGCGCAGGCTGCTTTTGGTGGTGACGTTAATCCCGCCTGCCTTCAGGGTGCGCCAGCCTTCACGCTCGCCAATATCAGCCAGGGGGATTGCGGCCGTCGTCAGCGCGCTGACACCGAATGCCTGCCAGCGGATAATCAGGTACTGGTCTTTATCATCCCGGCCGGTGCCCACCACTTCCAGCGGCGAACACAACCACGCTTCCTGGTTGATAACCTCCCCGCTGTCCTTGTCCACTTTCGGTGTTACCCAAAAAACGCCGTCTGTGCGGCTCTCAACATGCGGCTTAAGCGGGTCTTTCTCTGGCTGGCCGGACTTTCCGCCCTCAATGGCCTGTAACTGCGGTTTCACGCTGCCCCCCTGCGGTTGATACATCGAATGGTTAAAGGCTGCTGTAGCGGCTGCCAGCCCGTGCTGCTGGTGGTAGTCGTTCCAGTCGGCCTTATAGTCTGTCGGCGGCACGGATACATAACCATCCACGGATAAGGCCGCTTTCTCGGCACGCTCTGTGCCGGTGTTGGGCTTGTCGTCTAATCTGTCGTTATCGGCGGCAATGACGATCTGCGCCAGCGGGTACTTTCGGCGCATCACTTCCGCGACGGGCAGCAGGTTGCCCGCGTCTATTCCTGCTACTGTCAGAGCATCAGGGCAAATTAAGTGACACGTTAGAGCAGTAGCCAACCCCTCAGCAATTAACACGGTCTGCGGGTCATCTGGCGTGTTCACGGCGTGATATGCGCCGCGCTTTGCAGAGCCGGCCACCAGCCGCTTCACCCCTTCAGGCGTAATGGTCTGCGCTGCCACGACTGCGCCAGCCTCATCTACCAGGGTCAGCAAAATTGAACCATCGGAAAGAATGGGGAAGGTGAAGCCGTTTAGCCCCTTATCAGTCAGGTATTCAGATTCGCCCTGAGTGGCGCTCTGCCGCCTCTCATCGTACAGACGGGAAAACGTAGCCCGGCGCTGCTGTGCGTCCACTACCGCCCGCTGCAGGCGCTCCTGCTCCAGTTGTGTACGCTCGGCTTCCAGCTGCTCCCGCCTCTGGCTGGCGGTGGCGTCGTCCTGTACTGCTGCCCGGTAATCAATACCCAGCACATCAGCCGCCAGTCGCGCGGCCTCTGAGGTATCGCATTTGTTCACCTTTCGAATTAGGTCAAGGCCGTCACCGGCGCCGCACTGGTTGCAGATAAAGCTGCCGCGGCCGCCATCATCGAAACGGAAGCGATCCGAACCGCCACAGGACGGGCACGGCCCATGCCTGCGCGGTGAATCCGGCACATTGATATGCAGGCCCGCCAGCACCGAAGGCCAGCGGCCAGCGGCGGCATGAGTCACTTCGCGAATGAGGTCGATATTACGCATTCTCACCCCCGTGATTGCCTGCCACGGTTGCGCCCATATCGTTAACCATGCTTTGCCATATCTCACGACCGCGCCCGGTCAGACCGGTAGCGGTGACGCAGCGGCTAAGCAGCTCGATCCCTACGCTTTCCCACTGCGGGTAATGTTCTTTCAGCGCCTCCAGCGCGTAGCCGTCGATGAGGTCGCGGACGCCTTTCACGCCACCAGCAATCTCTACGCGCACAAGCTCGCCACCCGCATCAATCATGAAGTAGTCGCCGTGGCTGGTGGCGGTGATATGGTTATACAGCGCCGCTGCGTACTGGTTCGCCAGCGCATTAAGCCGGAAGTTCTTAGTAATCATCTGGCCCCCTCAGTGCGTCAATGGCATTTCAGGCCATCCGTTTTGCTGCAGATCGCTGATGAAGTGATCGTGTAGTTCTGCCAGCGTTTCACGTCCGAATGAGGTTAGTTCTCCGGCCTCCACATCCAGCATGGCCTGATAAAACACAATAGCCTTTTCCGCGCCCTCTTCTGAGCCGTAGCGTTCAATCATTGCCCCCTCGATGTTATTTGCCATCGCCAGGCGCTCAGAGAATGGATAAACCGTGATAGACGCTTTGCCATTGGAATAAACCGCCACCTGCGATGACGTGCCGTCCGGCTCAGTAACAATGGTCGTACCGTTTTTCAGCTTCATCTCGGTGATGAACGCCGCGGCAATCAGCCAGCGCCACATAGTGACGTTGTGCTGCGCGGTAAAGTCGAAATATCCACAGTTTCCGCCCTCTGCTACGGCAAGGTGAATGTCATAACCCGTGCCGGAATCGTCATAATCTCCCGCGTCCAGACGGCTCACGGCTTTGTCATAAGCGATAAGCTGAACTGTTTCACGACCATCGCCACCAGAGCTGGTTATTCTCACGCCTTCAGGCGTAGGATCTGCACGGAATGGATGGGTATTGCCCGGCTTTTTCGGGAGTGGGTAAATATTGCTCATGCCTTTATCTCCACCAGCGACTTATCGCGCGCCACTCTTCTTTGCTGTACAAAAACAATCAGCGCAACGCTCCAGCCATTGCTTTTAGCCTCATGCTCCATTTTTCTGATCGCAGCATCTGTACTGCTGGCATACCCGCGCCATGTAACAGGCATCGGGTAACCGGCACGATCGAGACACGTGGAAAACACACGAAACTCTCTCATTTCATGCCCTCCAGCTTTAACAACAGGCGGTTGTATCTGCTTTCCGTACGCTGAGCTGCGTAGTTAAGTTCGTTAATTAGCGTCCATAGTCTGGCGCCAGCTTTAGGATTGGCAGCCCGCAAGCGAGCATCAAGATGAAGCTCCCACAACGCCTGCAGTTCTGCCGCATAACGCACCGTGGTTGCGGCATCACCACCAGTCGGCACAGGCATTTCACTGCGCAAGTCTGGCACTGTTGTGGGGGGCAATGATTTTGCATCTAACGCTTCAATCATCGTGATGGAATACATCGCATCCACCCACACTGCTATTTCGTCGCGTTCAGCCGTATTGGCCATGCCAGGGAGAACCTCATTTAACAGGTGCAAGAGACCCGCGCTTATCCGCAATAAACGATCGTGCGAATTATTTTCCGGGGTATTAGGCACAACACTCTCTTTACGCCCAATGACCTGGTTTACAGACGCCAGGATTCGATCTCTTTGAGCAATATTCATCATGCCGATACCTCCTGAACGCGGGTAATGCGCACATGGCTGAGACCTTCACGCTGCGCCTGAAGCACTGCGTGGGCCGTTGCTGTTTTGGTGTCGCTGGATATGAGCTGATAACCGATACCAACCGTTAAACCGCGCTTATTAACGGCGTAGCCGGTGATGCGGAAATAGTTACGCATGAGCCACCTCCAGACGGATGCGTCCGGCAAAAAAGCAGACGTGATCACGAACCAGAGAACGACGGGCGTCACGCTCAGAAGGTGCGGCGATATGGTGAATTTTTGCGGTAATTGTCGGCGTATCGCGGCGAACAGCGGCGATAATCCAGATAAATTGCGGAATTTGGGTAGGGGTAGTAGCCAGCATAAGGCGGCCTCCTTCAGATAGCGGGTAACGCCACCACCGGAAACGCCAATTTCACTGGTGGTAGCCCAGACAGGGTTGGCGTAACCGGCTCTGAAGGATACCGGCGCTTCCGAAGAAGCCCCTGCCTGAGCCACCATTGCTCTTGAGAGGCGCTGGATTATATACCAACGCTCAAAAAAAGGGTGAGTCAGACTAACGGCACAAAAAAAGACGCTTGGCGCGTCATGTGTCGCCTTCAGAGTTATCAGGACGCCAATCCCGGCACCAGATTTTGCTGGTGCGTTATAACCATAGACCGGGATACCGTCAGGCCGCAAGCCCTTTTTGTCACGGCGCGGCAATTTATAGCTGGCGGTGTGATGGGCCCCGCATCTACCGCCGGCGCCGGACACGCTATCTTCCAGATAGTCAGTTTCCGAACGCTTACCCGCGCGCTTACTTGTCTCGAAATACACTTCAACAGAGCCACTATCAGTGGCCCACAGAATGACAGGTTTTGACAGGTTCCCACGGTGGCGCACCGCCTGCAGAGCGTTAACTTTTGCATACATCAGGCCAGCCAGAGAGAGGCTTTTACGCCGTGCACCGGTAATCATTGCTTCACCTCAGTGTACTCCTTCATGAAGCGCTCAATGGGCTGTACGCATGGGAACTGATAGCCCTGGCGATAGAACGTCACGCGGTTATGCGCTACAGCGGTCACGCTCACCATCTGGCCGTGAGCGTCGCGATAGGGGGGGTTTGGCAGCGGCGTGCTGGTGGGCTTAACCATTAATGAATCTCCAGCAGATCCGGCTGGTACTTACGCCACAGCTCGATTTCTTCAGCAGCAAGGCGGGCCTTCTCGCCTTTGCATGACTGCAGGTCTTTACCGCGCTTACTGGCCTTCTTCGTGTACAGCTCTTTGCGCCGGGTATGGTCATTCAGGAATGCGAACGGCACTCCGTAGGAGCCGGTTTTGCGGATGGACGGGATAACGTCGCGGAATACCCAATTGCTGAAGCGGTGGGCGAACGTACCGGGCGTGGAGGCTTTACGGCTACGGGCAATCAGTTTATAGAAGCCAGATTCTGCGGCCATATTCCAGCTACGCGCCCCGCCGCGCTTACCCGAATGACCCTCAGTTAAAGTTAGGGTCATTACCTCGTCACAATCCAGAGAGGAAACGGCACTGGTTGGATTGCTGATTTCCAGCGCCTGGCAGACGTCTGAGACAACAAACCACGGCTCACCGTAAACATTCACAATGCGCACGGTATACCCCTCAAATTTAATAACTGAAATATCGCTCTCTTCGGCTTGGAATATCTCTTTCTGGCTGGCTACAGGTTGAGGGGCGCCCTCAGAATTGAATCTGCTTTTTTCGATTTTCATTTTGTCGGCTCCGTTATGCGGCGGTGAAGCTGTCCGGGTAGAGGTTCAGAATGTCGGCGATATCTTGCTTAGAAAGCCCGTAGTGTTGGTTGACTGCGGCCATGCGGTTAACGAACTGAATCACCTTCAGCACGTCACCACGGCACGCAAACCGGTAGCGCATGTGCGCCCCGATACCATCAGGATTTTTCTCTTCAAGGCGTTCCAGGCAGATATCAAGCTCGCGCTCAAGCTCGCTCGCATAGTTGCGGCCAGATGAGAGGCGGCAATTGCGCAGGATATCGTTTTCTGTCCACCCACCAGCTCCACAGCGCAGCATGTAGGTACGGGCACGGTGTTTCTTCGGAATGCGTTTTGAGGCTTGAACGGTGTAGGCTGGTGGCGTAACATCAGATCCGCGAGTATCTGTGTTAGCCGCCTGTAATGGGCGGTTTTCTTTTTGCATCAGACCACCTTCCCGCGGCGCTCTGCCAGCCAGTTGTTAATCTCTACAGCATTAAAAGCAGTGATTTTTTCTCCCAACTTAACGGGGGATGGAATGTGCTTATCGCGAACCCAGCGATCCAACGTGGCCACGTGAATGCCGAGGTGCTGAGCCAAGCGGAAGCGTCGAATGTAACCACTGGATGGAATTGTTACGCTAAGTGTTTCTTGCTCTTGCATATGCCCTGTAACCCCTCTGTTTCGGTTTATGCGTCGTTACAGGGCTTATGCTATATATCATGAGGAATGGTTGATAAGTGACGCCATTTTGTTTTTGTAGGTTAATATTTTATTAGCCTGGTGATATCAGTTCTTGTCACCCTTCATAGCCTCTCTCAGACATTTTATTATCTTGTCCTCACCCAAGGATATCGGTTTCTCATGTCGCCCCTCGACTATGCGCTTTGCCCAAGCCTGTTGTGTAATATCACCTTTCTTTCCTTTGCACGATTCAGGGTCATTTAAAAGCCAATAAATTGCTGCTTTATAAACCTCTTCTCTTTTACGTGCCGATATTTCAACGTTTCCATGTACATTATTAATGTCAAACATTTCTTTCTCTTCATAAGAGAAACCATCCAAATCAAATGAATTATAAATGCCCTCATTATTTTCAATGCAATCATGAAGTTTTTTAATCCAATGCCTTGAAAGAAGCACGTCATCTTTGCTTATTGTGTGATATTCTATTTTCTTATTAATGGCATTTATAATCTCTTCAGGGTTGGGGTCACCATGAGAAGGCCTAACCAATATAGGGAGTGTTTTTTCCCTAAATACATTCTCAGCCCTGAGAAAGGCGCGAATGTCATGCTTAATATACAAATCCATATGCTGGTCAACAACGAGAGCTTCATTAAGCTCTATCTGACCAATAGAACTCAACTCACTGATTTTATTAGGCCTAATAGCCCACAAGCCAAAAGCCCATCCTTTAACATGTATCCTATTTCCATCTCTATATACTTCTGGATTGTTCATGTCAGGCATGAAGTATGAAACGCGCCTTTCGACACTTAGAGTAACTTGGTTGTACTCTGAAATTAGTGATTCAAATAGCTCTGCGCTATCCTTCCCACCTACGTGATCAAAGGATAGAAAACTTGGGAAATAATCAAGCCTAAGAGAAAGGCTAATCGCATTAATTTCAGCCCAATGAAACAAGTCATCGACTGAACAACCCAGCATACTACTGGCTTTTTGGAGATCGCAAAATTCTAGTGGTAAAATTCTGCTCTTGATGTTTTTGTCTGGTCTCATAATAATCTCATTTAGCTGACGCGTTCATCGCGATGCTTATTGGCGTCACGTTATAATCTTCACCAGTTTCTAAGGCCACCAGCAGATTCGCCCACTGCGCCAGCGCCGCTTTCCGCTCATCAAAGTACTGGTGACGGTTATAAATACCCTCTATGCCCGGTATCTTATGATTAAGGCAACGCTCGGCTATCACCGGGTCAATGCCTATCGCGGCCATCTGGGTGCGCATGGTTCGCCGCAGGTCATGTATACTGAACGGCTCAACGTCAGCCATCTCTTTCAGTACAGACGGCATAACCATATTCAGCGTGGCACGGCTAACGTGGGCCGTTGTTCTGGCGCGCCTGGCCGGAATTAACCAACGACTATCACCGGCGAAAAGCCGAATCTCTTTAATCCATTCGATCACCGGCGCCGGCAGCGGGATATCGATGTCATCACCATTCTTTGCCCGCGAGCCAGGGAGATGCCACACCTCGTTATCAAGGTCGAACTCCGACCATTCGGCGGCACAGAGCTCCATTTTGCGCACCCCAAGCGCCAGAATAATCTTGAAGGTCAGCTCATTCTCTCTGCTGATTCCACGCCCGCGGCGTAGCGCCTTGAAGAACATAATCAGCTCATCACGGCTTAACGCGCGTTTGCGCCCCTGCTCCTTCCCGCCAGCGTCTTTGGAGCCAAAGGATATCGCCGGGTTCACCTCTATCATTCCGCGTACCACAGCGTAATCAAACAGGCGTTTGAGCATGCGAAGTACATCATTAGCTACCGTAGGAGATCCGCGCTCTAAAACATCCTGCAGGACGCTATCAATGTGCCGAGGCCGAACGTCCTCTACCTTCATCTTTCCTATGAGCGCAACGATGTTCTTTTGCAGGCTGCTGCGGAAAAGCTCCGGGTGTTTGTAGGTGGTTTCTATCTGACGGGTGTAATACTCAGCAGCGAGCTCTGAAACGTGTATGGCATTCTTCTCGGCCTCAATCTTCGCTATTGCCTCGGCTTTGCGCTCCTGCTTCTCTGCGGCTACGTCATACCCGAGCGCAACACGGGCAGAAAGCTCCTTCGCCGTCTCTCTGGCTTTCGAAAGTGTAAGGTCTGTATACGATCCAATCATCATCGCCCGTGACTTACCGGCCAGCTTATAGCGATAGCGCCAAACGGGCGTTTGATAGTTCTCGCGATAAGACAGGTAAAGCCCGTTACCATCAGAGCGACCTTCAAATCTTTCACCGCTTTTTATCCATGCGCGGATCTGCATGTCTGTGAGTTTTGGCAT